GCCATAATTTAACCTCCTATACGCCTGTTGTGTCTGTTAATGAGTGTTTGTTAATCTTAACCTGAATTGCTGCATTTGCTGCAGAATAATCACTGTTGTCAGGATCAGTTGAAAGACCTACCACTCTAAAATTGGCTGCCGCATCTGTAGTGAAAGAACCGCCATCGATTACAACGTTTGAAATACCATCAATGGTAGATCCTGCGCTATATGTTGCGATGTTACAGTTAGTTCCTACTTGTGCAAGTCCGCCGTTCGCATCATCGACTTTAACCTCAAATACTACATCTGGGTCATCGATGACATTTGCAACGATATCGGCTGCTGCGATGCCGCCTGGGTAATGATTAGAAAAGGTGGGTTTACCAGTTGTTGGGTCTGTGTAAAAGCAACCATTAAAAATACCTAAGATTTCAGCACCAGCAGAAGAACCAATATCAATGCTCCCGTTAGCCGCTAGGATAACAGGATCGCCTTGAAAGATTGCGGATGCCTCGTTATTGCCGATTGTGTACTCAGTTTGGCCTTGACCATTGTAAGCACCACCCAGCATTTTAACGGGACGAAATCCGTAAAATCCAGCTTGATTTGCCATAGTTCATCTCCTTTGTTTTAGTGTGTGACTTAGTCGGTTTTTTTAGGACCACCAAAAGTCACTTTGCTCTGCCTATCAACATTAATAGGCATACTAGGATGTTGTTCTCGCAGAGGATCTTGTTCCCAAGCTTCGGTTTGTTGATCAACCTTGCTTTTAAAGTAAGCATTACGCTCGTTTACAGTCTCCACTGGCATTCTTGCCAATAGCAAGTCACCCACACTGATGACACCCTCATAAGCTTTGATACCTCCGTTGTAAGCAGAGTAGACACCTTCGGTATGTTCGTCAGCTCTCACTAACTCCCAGCCTTCTCTGAGTCTGGCATTGATATTTTTAGTATCATCTGCCCCATTTACACGAAGACGAAGCCATCGTTGCTTATATCCATCAGGACATGGTGGTGCGTCTAACTGAGACGGTGGCGACCAAGGTTTTCTACGTTCCTCAGTTGCCCTTGTTTGTGCACTTCTTGGTGTTTTTTTATCTGTCATGTGTACCTCCTATACGTACTTAGCATACTCACTTAGAGGAACTCCAAGTTTATTTGCTATTTTTACCTGACTAGGACTTAACCTAACAGATTTGCGCCCACTGGTTGCAGACCTTGATGCAGAAGCGACTGGTTGGGCGATTTTAGTGCTTCTGGTAGCCTGATCCTCATCCACAAAGGACTCTGGAAACTTGTTTTTGACTCTTTGAGTCAACTCATTGTAATACTTGTCAGATTCAGTGTCAAATCCTTCTGCCACTAAACCTCTATGTATTTGTTGAGCGTAATCGGTCATTTCTTCATCTTGTCTAAACCAAGTATTCTTAGCAGCCCAATCAATAGCCTTTTGTGAAGGTTGTTGCCTTGGCTGATTTATTTGGTTTGTTTGTTGAAGTTCTTGTTCAAGATTTTTTTGAAACTCCTCATACTCTTTATCTTTTTTACCTTTTGTTACTCTTATTCTTTCAGCCTCAAGATCAAGTTTAGTTAAGGCTTGTCTTGCCTCTTCCTCTTGTTGGTAATCACCTGCTTCTCTTGCTTTAATTAAATTAGCTTTTGCTAAATCAGATGCCATTTTATTTCTGACTTCGCTTTCTGACATGTAGCCTTGATCTATTTCAAAGCTTTTCTTTTTACTTTCAGCTAATTCTTTTTGAACGTTTTGAGCAAATACTAAAGCAGCTTCTTTCTCTCTTTCAGCCTCTCTAATTTTGTAAGTAAGTTTATCAATTCTCTTTTTTACTTTGTCAGAATATTGATCCATCTCCTCAGATTGCTTTTCATCCGCAACCTCTACTTGTGGAGCTAATGGTTCTTTTTCTTCAGTTTTTACTTCTTCATATTTGTCTGGTTTAACTGTGCCGTGTGACTTATCTTCAAGCTCGACTTCTGCTCCCTCACCTGATACGTCAAGATCTACTAGCTTATCGTCTTTTGCAGTTTTAAGTTCTGTTTGCATGGTTCCTCCATGTTATAGTATTGTTAATATATCTGCTGGGTCATCAACAGTGCCGAGTATTTCGTCATCGTTTAACAACCTAACCTCTCCTCCTTCAATTCTGATCCTAGAACCAGCGTATCTGCCAAACACGACCCAATCACCTTGTTTACACCAAGGTCCATTAGGAAACTTTTCTTTATCTTGATATGCATCGTCACCAACGGCTAATACCATTGCGACAGTTGCAGTCAATTGTGATTCTTCCATAGTTTTATCTGTTAATAAAATACCACCTTTAGTTTTATCTTTAGCTTTAAATGGTAAAACTAAAATACGCCAACCAACAGGTTTTGGAAGTTTGTCTAATTCTTTCTTATCTGGCTTTGCAGCCTCTTTGGGATTATCAAATTTTGCTTTTATATGATCTGGTACATATAATGTTTTAGTCATCTAGTTTCTCCTGTTTATCCAGCAGGCGAGAAATTTCCTGTTGGCATATGTCAAGCATATGTAGTTTACCAAGAATATACTTATATTCTTCA